ACTAATATCAGTAAAACTCACAACCTCATTAGTTGATTCAATCTCCGCAACAACACTTGTTGAAAAGTTAGTGGTACTGGCAACAGGAATAAAATCTTGCGTTGCAGTTATATCTGCACTTAAAGTTGTATCTACGCTTTGAAGTGTAGATCTTGTTGCCTGTGTATTAACAGAACCCATTTAATTACCCCGCTGTTAAACCTGGACCGGAATATTTATCAGTAAATAATGTATAAGCTGTAACGTTTGTTTTTGTTTTACAAAAAATTCCTTTTGGAAATAAAATTCCGTCTTCAGGAAAATTTAATGTGTAAACATCTCCACTAGGAACATCTACATTAAGTAAAGTTGTTCCAGAGTTAGAAGTAGTAGTAAGCTCTAACACTCCTGCTCCACCACCATCAGATGCTACAGAAATTGCTCTCAATCTTATTGGTTGAGAAATAACAGCTGTAGCTCCTGCTGCTGCTGCAGATCTAGTTGCTTGTATATCGCCTTTTGATGCCATAATTTTTTCTCCGTTGAATTTACATGGGCCCGAAGGCCCATATTAATTATTTATTATGCTAGATTATTATTTTGTGCGTACAAAATAGTAATTCTAACTTCACCAGCACTTGTAGCTGCAGAGTTAGTAACATTTAATCTTTGATCAGACGTTCCAATATCTTCCCAAGCTAAAGCTCCACCTGCTTCAGTTGTTGGGTATTTTCTACCAGCAGTAGTTCCGATTGCAAATGTGTTAACAAGAGCAGTAGCTGCTCCTCCAACAAAACCAACACTGATGTTAGTTGCACCTGATGCTGCTGTGATTACGTCAAAAACACAATCAATGATTTGTGAGTTTGCTGGAATGATTACATTTGTTGCTGATGCAGCAAGTGCTCCTCCAGATAAGTCAGCTGCAAAAGTTTGTGACATTACAACTTGACCTGTGTTTTTCATGTCAGTTCCAACAGTGGTACCTGTAGTATTTTTAATAGTACCAGCTAATATTGGTCCAGAAAATGTAGTTTGTGCCATAATTATATCCTCCTAGTTTCTGAATACTGTCTCTAGGCCGTCGACTATACTCGTCAGTATTCTAATTAATTGTATAGTAAGTTTTTTATATACTAGTTTTAGGTAGAGTGCAAGAAATCCTACAGTGCGGAGTGGAATTTTTCCAACGATGTAGCTTTTTATTAAGTAGCTACTGAAACTTGTGGAGTTACACTTTCAATAGTGTTTTGTTTGTGAGCAACTGCTGCTTCTGCTAGTTTGATCTTAGTGATGACTTCTTTAACTTTGTCATCAATTCTGACCATTTCAAGAGTGTATCTATTATTAGATAGATGCTCCTGTTCCCACTTCAACTCCAAGGACCTTTTTTGTTTGTATAGGTCTTGTATCATCTATAACCTCCTCATAGGTTATTCTGTATTTATCGGAAGCAAATACTTTAGTTCCGATATGTTCCCATTTTATAACATTTTCTCCTAGTTTGTCAACTATAGCTTGTTCAAGGGAAACTGCGTTATCTTCTGATAATACTTCAAATCTTGCGTAGTGATCGTAGGCATTTATTGTGACTGTAAATTTTTTCATGAAATTCCTTTCTACTTTCATAATGAGGCGGAACTGTGTCCGCCTCAAAATTTTTAATTATTATGCACCTGGTGATGCAAAAATACCTCTATAGTCAGATACACCAAATGAGTATCTTTCTCTAGCTTTGTATCTTACGTTACCAGTGTCAAAGTCACCTTCCATTGCAGTTTTGATAGCTGCTCTGTCAAAGTACTTCATACCATTAGGCACATCTGTGATAATGTAAAATGCATCTGGATCAGTTAAGAAATTATTCACTCTATAACCTTGAGGAATCATTCCCATTGATGCGATTGCATTAATATCATTATCAGCAGTACCAACTCTACCTTGAGTCTTCATAAGTCTCTCAGCAGTGAACTGAAGTTCAGAAGGGATAATCATTTTAACACCTCTTGCAGCAATTTTTAGACCTCTTTCGTCTGTCATTGCAGCAATGTCAATTAATGATTGCTCTAATGAAGTTTCGTTCAAGTCGGAAGCTGTTGCTAATGTGTTTGATACAGTTCCACTTATAGTTGGGTGAGCAGTATTAAATAAAGAAACACCATCTCCTGATTGGAAAGTGCCGAATCCGTTAATTAATGTGCTAACCGCTTTAACTTGTTTAGTGTTCGCCATGGATCTAGCTAGTGCTTTTGTATATCTACTAGCAAGTCTGTCATACAAGTTGTCCTCAATTGCTTCTTCAGTTATAGCAAAAGCAAGAGCTACAGTTTCGTGACTGTATCTTGCTGTGAAAGTTTCTTGAGCATTGTCAAAAACAACTCCACTACCTTCTGCTTTAGTCTGAGCTTGAGCAAAACCTGATAACATAACTTCTTCTTCAAACGCTCTGTCTGAAGATTCTGTAGTGTATATTTCAGCATGCTGATTTTCATAACGTTTATATTCCAGGCCGAATAGGGCATTCAAACCTGGCTCTAGTTCTTTAACTAGTTGTCCTCTTGATATCGCCATAGTAATTTACTCCTTATTAGATACCTGCTTCTTGTTTCAAGAAGTGTTCGTTAATTGTAACAACAAAATTTACGTTTGCAGAACTCAAGTCATTATTACTCGGATCTTTAGAAACACCGATAACCTTTAATTGGCCATCTGAAGTTGCTAGATCAGAATCGTCTAACTCAACTTTTGAAACGAAATTTGGTGCACTTCCAGCAGTGTACTCGATATTAGCTACATTACCAATATCAGTTTGTGCAGAAGCACCTGTGTTGTTTGATTGTACTTCAAATCTCTCATACGGATCATCTGATACAAAACCGATTATGTCAGTTGCTGTATTAGACCCCTTTAAGTGATTTGCAAATGTTGGTTTGCTTGTAGAAGCATCAGTGAAAAAGACACCATTAAGTGATCCTAATAAAACATCACCTGCTGCCGCTACACCAATCGTACCAGTAGCTAACATTTTTACTGGATCGTTTTGGAAAATAGCTGTTGCAGAAGCTGCAATGCTGTACTCGGATAAACCTTGGCTATCTCTATTCTGACCAACTTTACCGATTGCTTTCAAACCGAAAGCAGCGTCTTTATTTGCCATAGTTGTGTCCTCCTTATAGACATTTATTTAGTTTATCCTTGGATAGCTCTAGTAATCGTTAAAAAATTAACTTTTCTTTGAACCACCGAAGGTTACACGTGTCTGTCGATCAATATTGATCGGCATACTTGGGTGCTGTTCCTTCATAAGATCGTTATCTACTGCTTCAACATTGTCTTGACCTTGTTTAACATAATAGTCATTTCTCTGTTGTGCGATCTCTTCCGGTACCCTTGCCAGCACAAGGCCTCCTACTCCGATCACTCCCTTGTATTTACCGTCATCCACAATTGGGTAGTCTGATTCTGGATATTCATCAGCTCTTACTAACTCGTATCCTGATCTAAGTCTTCCCGCAACATTCTTAGTGTCTTGGAATCCCATAGATTCAACTCTTATCCATCTGTGTTTAAAACCTGTTGGTGCAGGGGGTGCATCTAAAGATGAAGGTGGAGTCCAAACTTTTTTCTTAGCTTCTTTTTCTCTTGTTTGACTCGCACGGGACGCTCTTTTATCATTATTATTTTCCATATGCTTATGCCTCCTTCGTGATTTTTAATTGTTTCGCATATTCTTCTAGTGGCACACCTAATTTTTTAGCGATTGCTACCTGAGAGGATGTGAGTCTCACAGTTTTGCGACCAGTATTTGTACTTCGCTTCGCACTAGCTACTGTTTGTACGGGTTTGGTCGATCCTTCCCCTAAATTAGATCTATTTGTATCAAATTTGTGAGGGAATTCAAGTCTTATTCTTTTATCTATTTCAGAATAATATTCATCTGATTCAGGATCATAACCCTCTTCTTCTGTCAACTTTTTATGCAGATCAAAAGCAGTGTAAGTCATAGCATTATCTTGACCAAACCAAGAGTTTTTTGATGCCCAAGTCTCAGCTTTAGGGTCAGGTCTTGCTACTGGTGTAAGATCCCTTTGTAGATTTATATTAGGTTGTTGAACAACTCTTTGCTCTCTTTGTTGTTTTTGTTCCTCTTGAGCATTAACTGCTTCAGTCAACCTAGCTTTTTTATAACCTAATTCAGAAATAGCAGTCATAGCTTCTGCTTCAGCGGTCAGATCATTTGCTTCTCTAGCTGCTGCAAGTTTTGCTTTTGCTGCTTGAATACCTGAAACAATACTTTCTTCAGTAGACTTCAAGTATCCGGGTTCAAGCTTCGAGATTTTTTTTTCAGCTTCTTCTTTTGCTTTAATTTGTGATTGAGCATAATTTAATGCTTCTTCTTTTTGTCTCTCAGCTTCTCTCCATTTATGAGTTAGTTTAGCTATTCTTCTTTGTACTCCATCAGAGTATTTTTCTAATTCTTTTTCTTTATCGTCCTTTTCAGGATCTTCTTTCTTTTCTTCTAATTTAACTTCACGTTCATTTTCATAAGAAATATCCGTTCCATGATCTTTCTTTTTTTCATATGTACGTTTATTTTCAGTTTCAGTTTCTACTTCTGGTGTTTCTGTTTCTGAAGTTTGAGTTTCTTCTAACTCAACTTCCATATCAGGACCGGAAGTATCAATATCAACTGTTTTGTTTTCTTCTACGTCTGGCATAGTTTATCTCCTTCTATGATTAATATTGATGAAGTATATCTTCAGGGTTATCAATGGTTGCTAAAACTTCATCATCATTTAGCATTCTTATCTCCCCACCATCTATTTGTATTCTTGATCCAGCATATCTTGCAAAAATTACCCAATCACCTTTTTTGCACCAAGGTCCTTCTGGAAATTTATCTTTGTCATAACAATGCGGACCCATTGCAAGAACCAAACCACAGGTAGATCCTACTTGTTGTTTTTCTAAAGTTTCTTGTCCAAGATATAGTCCACCTTTAGTTTTTTCCTTCATTTTAAAAGGAAGAACAACTAGTCTCCATCCGGTTGGTTTAGGTAATTTATTTGATTCTTTTGTTTTAAGACGTTCGTAACCGTCTATTTCTTTTTGACTATCTTCTTCGTATTTATCTAATAGTGCCGATTTAACTTTCGGGTCTTTCGAAGTCGATGACGTTTTCTCTTTCAGGTTCATTTTTTTGCTCCTTTGGTTCTAGCAGGTTAGAGATTTCCTGTGATATTTTTAAATAGGCATGTGCCTGTCCAATCATATACTTGTATTTTTCCATGTTGTCAATAGTTCCACCTATCATAGAATCTGCAATATCTTGATACGCTTCTTTTAAATGTTTTTGAACTTTATGTATTATTACTGTTTCTTCCGGTAACATTTTTCTTTCTCCTTTTTTTATGTAATATATCAACTCTTGAATGCCAACACCATTCGGTCATTCTTATAGCGCCTGTTTCAACAAATGCAATTGCATTATCTAAAAAACCAAAAAATTTGTATATTAATTTATCTAGCATTTCTTATACTCTCTTTCCCTTTTTTAAATATTGATGCAACTTTTGATTTACCCATAACCTTAGCTCTTTGTTCTCCAACAGTTAAAATCTGTATTTTTCTAGCAAAAGGTTTGCTAATACGTTTAACTTTTGCAACAGTTGCTCTTGCATCTGCGGGTGTTGCAAATTTTATACTAACTGTATCCTTTGGATTTTCGTCTGTGTAAAGTCTTCTACCAGAACCTTTAGGCTTTTTTCCTGTTCCCTTTTTTGGATCCGCCATTAATAGCTCCTTCTAACATTTTCTTTTGTTTAGTGTGAGCTTTAACTGCTTTGCCCAACCCTTTAATCACTGTTTTTATTTTTTTCTTTTTACCGTTTTTTAACATTTCCATCTCCTTCTTGCCT